TTAATTGCCGAAGTTGGTCCTATTAAGTATATTGGTGATATGGTATATGGTACTGAAGATGCTAATGGTATCGATAAAGCAGTTCGTTTGGTAATATTGTTAATAATGGTTGTATTTGACCCGCTAGCTGTGTTATTATTAATAGCAGCAAATATGTCTTTACAACAAAGAAATGGTATTGTAGTAAAAAAAGATGAAATTGTTGGTATAGTACCAGATATTCCAGTCTTTACTGAAAAGAAAGAAGTTGAAGAAGAAAAGGTTGAAATACCCAAAGACAATATAGTTCAAATCGAGGAAAAGCAGGAAGAAAAAATTGTAATTGATGAAGCTTCAGGTGAAACTATACCTCCTTTAGTTGTTCATCAAGCACCAGGCATCTATACAGAACACCATCAGATTGATGAACCAGCTAAAAAGTTAGAGCCTAAGTATGATTATGAAGAAGAATTTGCCTTCAAAGAAAAAGAAGAAAAGGCAAAGAAAGACAAGCAAATTAAATTAGATGGTGGTGACTTTTAAAAAGGAAAATTATGAGTATACTTGATAAGATTAAGAAGAACAGTAGCATTAAAGAATCAGCAATTCTTTCAAAGTCTAAGTTCTTTACTGACAAAGATATGATACCAACGGCAATTCCCATTATCAATGTGGCCTTGTCTGGTCGTTTGGATGGTGGTTTAACACCAGGTCTTACAATGTGGGCCGGTCCATCTAAACATTTTAAAACAGCCTTTAGTTTACTGATGGCAAAATCTTATTTGGACAAATATGAAGATGCGGCTCTTTTATTCTACGATAGTGAGTTTGGTACTCCTCAAAGCTATTTTGACAGTTTCGGCATCGATACTGAGCGTGTATTGCACACTCCCCTTACAGATATCGAACAGCTCAAATTCGACATTATGCAGCAGCTTACGAACCTTGATAGGGGTGACCGATTAATTATTGTAATCGATTCTATCGGTAATCTGGCTTCTAAGAAAGAAGTTGAAGATGCACTTGAAGGTAAATCGGTTGCTGATATGTCCCGTGCTAAACAAGTTAAAAGTTTGTTTCGTATGGTGACACCACATCTCACGATGAAAGATGTGCCAATGATTGTTGTGAATCATACTTATAAAGAAATTGGTATGTTCCCTAAAGATATCGTTGGTGGTGGTACAGGTTCATATTACTCTGCCGATAATATTTTCATTATTGGTCGCCAACAAGAAAAAGAAGGCACAGAAGTTGTTGGTTACAATTTTATAATTAATGTTGAAAAATCCCGTTATGTTAAAGAAAAATCTAAAATTCCCGTTACTGTATCTTTTGATGGTGGTATTAGTAGGTGGAGCGGCCTACTTGATATTGCACTTGAGTCCGGACATGTTGTTAAACCATCCAATGGTTGGTATTCGTCCGTAGATGCTGATGGTGTAGTATCAGATAAAAAATATCGTATCAAAGAAGTTGACACTAAAGAATTCTGGTTACCAATTTTAAAGCAGAAATCATTTCAAGATTTCATTAAGAACAAATATCAAATTGCTGCTGGTAGTATTATGCAAGAAGATGTTGAAGAAGCTTTTGAAGTTGAAACTATGAATGGAACTGAAGATGAGTAATGAAGAAGCTAAAGTAAAACATAGCAAACGAATTTACCAAAAAAAGAATACAGTAGAAAAAAAAGTTAAGTTGGCCAAAGCTTACAAATGGACTGACGCACTAAAGCAACCACATAGGTATCTAAAGTGTTCTTTGTTTAGTTGTGGTAATAAACATTGTATTTTCTGTGGCAATCCAAGAAAAATTTGGAAAGAAGATACGATACAAGAGAAACGTCAAAAACAAAAGGTGAATGATGATTGAAGGAATAGATTACTGTTTCATTTATCCGAAGAATGATGAAACTGCGGTACATATTAAATTCTTAGAGGGACCATATAAGAATACCGTATTCAAATATGGTAAGGTAAAATTTAAAGAAGAAGATCAGCAAGTGTATTTACTTTTTGCCTATGATGTGATAGAATCTCCAGTAGAAAAGCCAAAGAAGTTGGAAAAAGATACCGACTTTAAAAACTATATTGGCAATTTATTAGTAGAAATTATGGGTAGTAACATTGAACAGGAAATAGTGGATGAAGCTGGAACAAACGATATTAAAGAATCTAATTTACAATGAAGATTACTTACGAAAAGTATTACCATTTCTAAAGACTGAGTATTTTTCGGATAGTGTTGAAAGAACTTTATTTAATGAGATTACATCCTTCACAGAATCTTACAATAGCACACCAACTATTGAAGCGCTCTCGATTGCCATCAAAGACAAAAGAAATCTTACAGCTGACGAAGTTCAGAAAGCAGAAGAATATCTGGAAGAAATTGCAAAACATAAAGAAGAAACTTCCGAGATACAATGGCTTGTTGATAAATCAGAAAAATTCTGCCAAGAAAAAGCCATTTACAACGCTGTATTGGGGAGTATCTCCATTCTGGACGGGAAAGATAAAAATCACGACAAAGGACAAATTCCCAAGATTTTGTCCGATGCTCTTGCAGTAAGTTTCGATAACTCAGTAGGTCACGATTATTTACAGGACTCAGATGCTCGATATGAATTCTATCACAGAAAAGAGGAAAGAATACCTTTCGACTTGGACTACTTTAACAAAATCACAAAAGGCGGCCTACCTGCTAAGACACTCAATGTCGCTCTTGCTGGCACTGGTGTTGGCAAATCTCTTTTTATGTGTCATGTGGCTGCTGGCTGTATGGTTCAAGGCAAAAATGTTCTTTACATCACTTTGGAAATGAGTGAAGAAAAGATTGCAGAACGAATTGACGCTAATCTATTGAATGTAACCATTGATGATTTGATGGACTTGCCAAAAGATATGTATGATAAGAAAGTGGCAAGAGTTCGTGAAAAGACTACAGGCAAATTAATCATCAAAGAATATCCAACGGCATCAGCATCAACTATTCATTTTCGGACATTATTGAATGAACTCAATCTCAAAAGGTCTTTTGTACCTGATATTATCTTTGTGGATTATCTTAATATCTGTTGTTCTGCTCGTATTAAGGCTGGTGCAAATATTAATTCCTACACCTACGTTAAAGCAATTGCAGAAGAATTACGTGGCCTTGCTGTTGAGTATAATGTTCCTATTGTATCTGCTACGCAGACTACCCGTTCAGGATTTACATCGAGTGATCCAGGACTTGAAGATACGTCTGAATCGTTCGGACTTCCCGCCACCGCAGACTTGATGTTTGCATTAATTTCATCCGAAGAACTGGAAGACCTTGGTCAAATCATGGTCAAACAATTGAAGAATCGATATAATGATCCAACATTTCACAAACGATTCACTCTTGGTGTTGATCGTGCCAAAATGAAACTGTATGATGTTGAACAGGCTGCACAGATGGGTATCGCTGATGCTGGTCACGATAAACCATTGAACACATTTGGCACCAGAGAAGAACGACCAAAGAAATCATTTAGTGGATTTAAAGTATGATGTTGACTAGAGACCAAGCACTTTATTGTGCTGGTGTATTTAAAGACTACTTCAGTAATCTTGGAAGTACCGAAGAATACATGCGTGATGAGAAATTGAAAGATATTGATAATCGACCATTTTCATTATTTCCAATTGAAGATGATTTGTTTTCTGATTTCTCGATGCACCCTAAAGATATGGATATTGAAGTATGTGAAATACCAAATGAAACATGGGAATCACTACTTGCCATTACCTCATCACACATCAATAAAGCACCAGTTGGTAAGAATATACAATTGGCAGTTAGAGAACGGAACTCAGGAAAGATTCTAGGTTTCATTCGTTTAGGTTCACCAGTCATCTATATGAAACCTAGAAACGAACTCTTGGGGCAAGTTTGGATTCAAAACGAGAATACTGCCAAGCGGTTTAATACTGCTTGTGTGATGGGATTCGTAATTGTACCATCTCAACCTTTTGGTTTTAATTATTTGGGTGGTAAGTTATTATCTGCCATTTGTACCAGTCATACCGTAAGAGAAATGTGTAATAAAAAATATGACATGAATGTG